AGAATTTTCATATGTTGCTTGATCTACTGTATCTTTTATTATTTCATTCACATAGGTTATCTGATGTTCTGGGCCTTCTAAATGACTAGATTGATCTCCTTCGTATTTCCAAAAATCAGCAGCAGCATCATAAATATTTAATTCATGTTCTATATCGTCACTATATGTTTTCTGTCTAGATTCAACAGTTACAGTTAATTCTTGCTCTGGAACAGTTAATTGAGTACTGTTCGCACCATTATAAGTTTGAGCAGGAATTTTAACTGTATCCTTATCTGTATAATTTGAACCTGGTTCAGTCAAATCCCAAACTGTATAATATCTTAAAGCAGCTCCAGTTTGAACTTGTCCTAAAGCATCTAAATTTGTCCATACTGTTAAGCTAATTTTCAACCCAGAAGCACTACTTTCATGAACATTTTTATTGACAAGAGTTACTTCTTGATTAATTACAGGCGTTGCAACTGTTCCATATTGTTCTACTTTCTTTACTGAATACCAATTTGGTTTTCCGAAAACTAAAGCTACAGGTTGAAACTTCCCACCGAAACCAGATCCATCATTTTTCGTATAATGCCAAGCTACTTGATTTAAATCTGAACCTTGATAATTATTATGAATAGGGCCATTCCATGCAGGGCCATTAAACCCTTGAATGTTTGGAGTTACATCACTGGGATTTATATATAAACTCCATGTTGTTTTTCCTGCTGATGGATAATTGTCAAAACGAACAATAATAGTGTCGTGATATGGCCCCTCAAACCCTGGATAATCACGATGAGATGCCTTCGGAAAGCCTGGCATCGTTCTAACTGGAGAAGTCGAAGGGAGATTAGATGACGAAGGATTATTATAATTAGCTGCATGATCTTGACTAAAACCAGTAACCGTACTAGATGATCCTGCTAATAAATTCTTACTTGGATGTCCTAAATTCCATTCTGAATTACTTAAAACACTTTTAGTTAAAGGATAATTTCTTTTTCCTGCAAATTTGACAGTAAAGCCATTAGATGAGAACTGCTCTAAGTCACCAACATTTGTCGCTTTATTTGCATTCAACAAACAAACTCTATACTTTATAGGATTATTTTCACGGGCAATTACTTCTTTTATTACATCATTACCAGGCCAAGGAAAAAATCTAAACTCATATTCATCTTTCGGATGATCAATTCTTATATAGTTATATTGAAACTCAGGAGTATTACCTCTTACACAAAATAAACCAGAATGATTAGGCTCATTTGTACTATCGGGTTGTAACCATGTCCAGACATCATTAACTTTTACTTGTAATTTAAAGAAGCTAAATCTAGTGATATATTTATTAACTTGTCCTAAAGTTAAAGTAGATCTATCATCATAAACTTCATAAATTTTATCTTCTTCAGGTTTACTATTTACATTTGCAAAAGTCATTTGTTTATAAACTTTTGACTTAATTCCTATTTCGGTAATATCACATTTTCTATTGTTAGAGATTGTACCTAAAGTTGCTTTTTGTAGTGCATACCTTATATGTGGCTCGTATAATTCATTATAATTTTGCTCATAATAAAAATGATCATCTCTATCTAATCGAGATGGTCTAACAGTAAAGAAATTACCGCTTGTATCCCAATTAGGATTGCTTGTATGGTTCCCATCTAATCTTCCCGAAGGACTTGCATGGTATCTTCCTTCTTCTATTACTTCAAAATAATAATGCCTATGAAACGTACCAGACCAAGGAACGCCATCCCATTTTTGATCGCTTTCATTTATTTGATAACAGTTAACTAAAGCTGTTCCTGCCATATATTGTTCATCTTCTGTAATTGCAGAATCAGCAGTTTCTCTGATTGTTTTTGTTGCAGCATTAACATCATCAAGACCATGAGGTTCCATTGTTAACCTCTTAGTATCTATATCTTGTTGATACCCAATACCATCATATAAATTTTCATCTAAATCACCGCTACCTAATATTTGATATTCAATAACAGTTCCTTCTGTTAAATCACTATTACCTTCTTTTTGAGAAGCATTACCGCCATTAATAAAACCTGCTCGTAAAGGCCACGATCCAAGAAGTTTTCTTCTCTTTTTAAATGTTATTCTTCCTGCTGGTCTTCCATCGTCAGTATCAGGATTACTAGGAGTTCTAACTAATTCATAAGGCAATTTGTAATACGTCATGTTAGGCATTGGATTGCTTAATCCAAAAGTTGCCTGTGTTGTAGGATTCCTTGTTCCTGAAAAATATCTTTCATCATCTACTCTAAAAATATTATTCGGAATAATTCCTCCATCTCTTAAAAAAGGAATATTGTCACCCTCTGAATAAGCTAATTTATAAATCTTTTTTGCATGATAATTATTAATTAATAAATCTCCTATTGCATATCCGTCAAATTCTGGTCTTTCTTCTATTTCACCTAGAGAAAATAAACCAAGTAATTTTAATTGTTGATAACTACCCAAGCTAACAAGTTGTGACCACATTAATTGTGAATTAACTCTGACTCCTCCATATCCAATATCATTTATTGTTTGACGATTAGTAAAAACAAGAGGAACTAAATCGCCTAAATTTGCTAAATCTTGAACGCTGTTAAACGAAAACTGAGGAGCAAAACGCTTAAGACCTGCCGTATCAGCAGTTCTTTCACCTGTCCCTTGCTTCATGCTTGGGGGTTTAGGTGTTAAAAGATACGCAACAACAGTTAAAGAAACACCGACAACTATTTGCCCAAATACAGTTAAACCTCCAGCAGCATTTGTTAAAGCAAAAGCTGTACCTGGATCACATCTAATATCAGGGATTAATCCATAAGCCTCTGGTCTTTCTTTTACTTTTGCTGCTACACCTTCTAAAAATTGAAAATACTCGTCTTCTGTTATTCCAAGGAGATTGCAGAGATCGGCTTCCGTTGGAAGTAACACCCTGCGAGTGAAAGGGCTTCTAGCGGCGACCAAATCACCACCTGGCTTTCTAATGTCTTTCGGTAACTCAGCCATCCTTCCTCGTAATAAGCAGCCATGCCATAAGAACCATCATCTGATTTGAACAAGGCTATTGCTCCTAGTTTAGGGGGTGATTCAACTCCCCACCGATTTAATTCTTCAAAAAAGATACTATAGTCTTTTCTTTTTAATCTTCGATACCAATCACGCTTTGGTTCAGGAGATGCTATTCCATAATGCTTTAAAACAGTTCTACATAAAGATAAACAATCTCCCGTTCCATGCTTTACAGGATCAGAACCTAAACGATATTCAAGTCCTATTAATTCGTAAGGCTTCAAAGATTTTGTAATTGACCTGTTAAAGGAAGATGAGCACACCTTTTCTTGGTCAAAGTTTGTTGTGGAGCGTTTGCACCAACAGCATCAATAGCAGAACTTAATAACAGTTCAATTGATTCTGGATCGTATCTCATGCCAGCAGCTAACCAATATTCACCAGTTAATCTGCCTCCATTTTTGGCAGCAGTATCTTTATTAAAATCAGCAGTCATTAAAAAAGTTTCCACCTGTATGTAATATTTTTGCTCTACAAAATCTTTCACATAAGACATACTTAAAGGATTATTAGCAAGAACAATTGAAGCTTCTAAATTATCCCCTGACCTATTCATTGCTGCTCCTTGATAAATAAAAGACAAGAAAGAGTATCCGTCTACAGCAATATGTTTTCCATTTTGAAATTGATGTTCTACTGTTCCATCTTTTTGTTTAACGGTAACAAAAGCAGTTAAGGCAACAACAGTCATTACATTCCTAACCTCGATCTAGCACTTCTACTATTCCTTAGTGTAGATAAAGTTCTATTCTCTCCAGCTTTTGCACCTTGAGATGTAGCAGTTGCAATAATTTGACCAACAGCAGACTTAGGAACAAACTCTTCAGAGTTGAAGTTAAGAATAGGCCCAGAGTAATTAACAGTAGTAGATCCTCCTGCACCGCCACCTGCATAAGACGAACCAGTACCAGGAATTACAGCTTCACCTCTAGCACCTGCTGAGTAGCGTTGCATACTTGATGCCATCTTTGATGCAGGAATTATGTATTCGTCTTCTCCGGCCTCTCCTACAAGTCCAAGAGTTGGTCTTGTCGCCATACCTCCTGAAGCAAATGGCTTAATGCCGTTTGCCATGTATCCTCCTTCTGCTTTTCCAGGAAGCCCAGGCAACATATTCATAAATGCTGCTTTCAAGTACATACTTGCAATTGATTTAGCAATACCAGCTAACGCTTCACCTAATGTTTTTGTTCCAGCTATTAATCCTTCAACTGCACTTGTTAAACCACTCGCAATCGTTTCCCTGATCTGCTCCCATTTGACCGCAGCTTTGTCTGTTTCTCCCAGTGTTTCCTTTATTATATTTTGATTTGTCTTTAATAAAACTTGTTTTCTTTCTAAAAGGTCATTAATTTTTTTTGTTAAAGCAACCTGTGTTTTGGTTCTTTGTTCTTCTTCGCTGTCGGTCAACTTAAAAGGTCTACCGAAAACATTATTTTGATTAATTCTATTTACAACATCTATAATATCTTCTTTTGTTCCTCTTAATTGAGCAACCATTTCATCAATTGTTGATGGCGTTAACCCTAACGGTTGTATATTTTCTGCAAATGTTTGAATATTTTTTAAATCACTAAATGTTCCTCCAGGAGAAAAACCTAAAGCAGCACGCAATCCTGCTAAATCACGGGTGAATTGACTTGATAATAATTTATTAATAGCTCCTAAAGCTCGGTTGGCAGTATCTAAAATCTTTTTCAAAGCAGGTTCTAAAACTTCTGAAAGCTTTTGTGCAAGCCTTTCTATGTTGTCAATTAATGTACTAAATTTACCAGCTAATGTTGTACTTTGAGCAACAGCACCTCCAGCATATTGACCTCCTGTTTCAGTAAGGTTTATTAAAGCTTGATTGACTAACTCAGAAGATATTTTTCCTTTTCTCATTGCTGATTCAAATTCTGTTCCTTGTAAACCTGTTATCTTCTTCAATTCGCTTGTAATATCAACTCCTCTTTCTAAAAGTTGTAAATTTTCTTCCTGTTGTAATTTTCCCTTTGCTTGTATCTGACCAAAAGCTGTTGCTATCCCATTAAGGTCAGAGCCAGTAGCTCCTGCAATGTCTCCAAGCCTTTTTGTTACATCAACTATTTTATCTGTTTCAAAACCAAAAGCTTTTAATCTTTTTGCCGTATCAATTAATTCTGAACTCTTAAAAGGTGTGACAGCACCGAAAGCTTGAAGTTCTTTTATTATTTCATTTGTTTTAACCAATGAACCCGTTAAGACCTCTAAACTTCTTCGTTGTGTTTCTAACTGAGCACCACTCCCAATGATAAAACGGGCTGATTGCAATAAAGCCAACCCTGTTAATAATTTTCGGACTGAAGCTCCTAACCTGTTTACACCTCGACTTGCTATTGCTGATTGCCTACCAAATTTCTGAATCCTATTACCAGCAGCATTAGAACGATTTTTTACATCTCGAAATCTTTTTGACAATTCATTTGTTCTATCTTGCAATCTTCTTGCAGATCTTTCCGCTTGCCCTGTAAGTAATTCAAGTTTTACTGAAGCAAGAGCCACGAGTTCCTTTCGTTATGCCTAGATCTTAGCTGTATTTGCTCCTTCTTATACTTTTTTCCTGTTCCTCGTTTAAAAGATCAAAATAAGCCGACCATAAAAATAATTCTTCTAAAGTAATTTTTTTATTTAATTCTTGCAAGGTATAACCCAACTCTTTCGCTACACCTAATTGAAGCTGTAAAAAATTATCTTTTTTAAGAGCTTCCTTTAATCTTTTGGGTCAAGATCATCCTCTTCCTCTGTTGTTGGTAACATTGCAAGCATTAAACGATCCATGTTTTCTGCACTAACTTCATGTTTCAATTCATCAATTTGACCTGCTGCAAACATCCTTCGACCATCTTCATGGGCAGCCTTCCGAACAAATAAACGAATAGCAAAAGCATTAGCATCATCTTTTGTTCCTTTCATTGCTTGCTCCCTTTCAGCCATTGTCATAGGAGCACACCAAAACTCGAACTCTGTACCATCTGTTAGTTTTACGACTTTCTTTTCAGCAGTTAAATTAGATGCTTTCTTCAGCCGATCTAACGGATTAAGCTTAGTTTTGGCGGTAGCCATAAAGGGTAATTCTGTTTGCTTTATAACTGTACGCATTAAAAAACCCCTAGGCAACAAGGCGAAGGGGTATAAACCGACTATGAAGTAGTACTAAAGTCGAAACTTGGTACGTTATTAGGTCTAAAATTAACCTCAACCATCTGTGCATCATCTGGGTTAACAGAGAAACTTGCAGAAAGTAAAACAGCGTCCATAGCAATACTGCGACTTAATGCTTCTGTACCTTGCTTATCTTGATAAAGCTTAAATGCTGCCCCGTCTTGCTGACGTTGAATAACATCTTCAACTAAACGATTAGCCAAAGTTGAATCTTCATTGGTGATATACACGCTGGCAGAACCTTCACCATCAGCAAAACCTGAGATATAAGTTTTAAATGGTGCGTATTGACCAACTGATTGACCAATTGTGC